GGAACCGTGGCGATATTTCCACCACTCCAAATTGCGGTATTTGCCATCTGGGCCAGCTCCTGGCACACGCATGGTCGCATTCAGAATGGATGCAGCCAGCCTCCTGGAGTATACCAAAGGCATGCCTCTGTTATGAAGCTCCCAAACATTGTCTGATACAGCAGAGACAGCTGCATCGTACCAGATATGCACGTCTTTGTACCAATTGCCGCTCGCCAATTGGGCCAACGCTGCGAACATGGGTCTAGAAGGAAGGCGATCACCAACAGCCTCCCGTTGCAGAAACTCATGACTCCTATGCCCTGCGCGTTGTTTAGCTGGGTTGATGTCAAACACAGCAATTGCATGGCCCAACAAGTAATGTGCTGATGCCACCATGTCAACAAACTTGCCATCCTCGTCATCTCCGGTGTAATATGTAACGGTTGGTATGACTTTTGAGTCAATCAAGCGCATCATTTCAGCGACACATTTGCTGTAGACACCATGCAAAGCACTGTTATCCCTAGACGTATCTCTGTGTCCACTGCAAAGGGTTCCAATCATGCGGTATTCCATGTCTGTTCCCACATTGCAAAACGTATTCATATGCGACATGGCTATCCATGTGGAAGCCATGGCTTTTTCCATTTTAACACGTTCATTGACTCCTGACCCAAGCCATGCCTTTGCCAAGGCAATGTTCCACTGAACAAGTGTGCTTAGCATGTGTTCATGATTAAAATCCGAATAGTCCAATGAGAGCCACATTTCTTCATCGTCTTTCATGTAAGTAGCACTTGCCATCCATTCCACCACATCGGCAGGTGCTTGTTTGGCTTTAATTCCCCAAACATTCATGAATTTCTCAATATGCACAGAGGCAAAGCTGGCAATGATGGTGGATATATCATCCAATGCATACAGCGCTCTCTGTTTGAGCCCTGGTTCCGGTTTAGTGCTCGTTCGCACTATTCCCATTGGTTCAAGATGCAGTAGCACATGATAGGGTACCCAATCAGGGAGGGATTCCCAAGTGCACTTTTTGCCTGGACGAGCACCAGCACTTAGGCGTGCATCCTCGCTCTTGACCTCCGCCATTGTGGCTCGCAGAGTGGAAGCCCCAGAAGGCGCATGTCCCCATCTGGCTGAGAACCATTCTTGCATGTTATCAAGTCTGGGACCCAATTCCATGGAACTTATGACTGATCGGGCCAACTCCTTGCACCATTTACCGACGGCCAAGGTCCATTCAGCGGTTGAACACATCCCTGTCTGTGTCAAGCGCATCTGAATGGGCAAAAACACATTGCGCCGGTGAAATTCTGTATCCCAATCAGCTTCTTTTTTGGACCTGTAAGCGCG